CGCGCGTGTAACCGTTAAACCAACGGCCGTTGGTTTTCTTAACCTTTTGGGCAAGCTCAGTCGCGACGGTCACACGCACTGATCGTATGAATTTCCTAGACAAGCAATTCCTCTGGCGTGTAGAAATGGACTAGCACACGCGTCCCGAAATCTTCTAATGTCGGATCGATCTGCTCTTGTGACGTGTCCGTTAGAATCAACGCACCACGTGGAAAACGTATATCAGCAGAACGGCGCCCTGGCATTGTGCCAAGCACAGCACGCACGCCAAGGCGTATCGGATCACCGTCGCTATCGTACAGATCAAAGTGCCAGGCGCTTGCGCGACCATTCCATGAGAATACGAAAAGGTACTCTACACCTGCCAGAGTTGTTCTGAACTCTTGAAAGGGAACGTTTGGCTCTATGGGAAGCTGTACAGGCATGTTACCAGTCTAGTATGTGGTTGAGTATACTTATACCCTGTTCGTCTTTCTTCACTGTGTACTCGTTGAAATGCGGCTTTACTGGTCCTGCTTTCTTTGAAGGTTTCGCGCCGCCGCGTTTTCTCTTCTTATTAATCGGTCGTGCCACTAACGTAATCTTGTCTTTGTGTGCGACGTCCGCGATCGTGATCTGTTGAAACGTGGCCACGAACCTCAACGCCTCGCCGGTGCGTGCGGACTTAGGAGCACTGAGAGAAAGCAGCGCCATTTCTGTGAACGCCGGGTAAACGCCGGACTCGATTGTCACGAGTGACCGGCTAGACTGGATCTCTACCAGTAACGCGTAGGCGTCTGCGCTAGGTTTTGTGAAGTCGTTTCGTAGCACCGGATCCAAAGGCGTGTCGGAGACAATGCCCTCAAGTGTAACGAGCATCGGTGAGAGAATGATGTGATCGGTAATGTCCGCACCTTGCTCTACCGGATCACGTGTCGCCTGTGCGCTATGTGTTGGAGCGACAGATAAAAACGCGTCAATCTCGAAGCCGTCGATACTGATCATGGTGTGGCGTCCTTCAAGGCTTGTGATTGTGCCGCTTGTACGGCCTCGGCCGTTGCTTCGGCATTACCGGCCTCTACGATGTGAAACGTGTTCTGTACGCTCACACTAGCACCCGACGTTGCAAGTGAGGGTTGACTCTTAACAAGTTCGATCGCACGGAACGCGTTACCCACAGACCTTTGCGCCCTACGTGCGCTTGCAGCACGTTGGTCTTTGATAATCTGAATGCGATCCTGCATGTTCTTATTGGCCGTCTTACCGGTCAAGAAGTCGATCGTGTCGTCCTTAAGCTGTATGAATTTGCGTTTTGTCTCGCGTAAGAAACGATCGATCGACTCAGCCCAACGGTAAACGACATCGCCGAACAGGTCTTTAAGTAGAGACTTGCCGCCAGTTACCGCTTGGTACAGATCTTCAAAGATCAGAGCAAGACCTAAGACAAGTGCTGCCAGAAGTACCACAGGTGCTGCCGCTGCAATCCAAGCCGCAGCACTGGCCAAAGCCGCACGAATGCTCATAGCAAAGGATGTTGCCGTGCCTATGTTGAGCACAGTATACGCGCCGGCAAGTGCGAACACGGCCAGCCCTATCAGATCAATGTTCTCGGCAAGCTTCACGGCTAAATCTATCGCGGCAGACATGCCCCGCGTGATCAGATTCTTGGTTTTATTCCAAGCCTTGCCAACCTTTACGGACGCATTCTTAGATATTTTCGCATAATCTGCTGTTAAGTCTTTCGCGTGTCTGGTCTCTTTTGCTAGCGCTGCCCATTCACCGGTGTTCTTTGTGAGTTGCTCAAATGCCGCGCTTGACTCCATAGATCCCAGTGTCAACGTTAGCGCGCTTAGGTCGTTAGATAGTGCGCTCCTTTTGATCTCATCGATCACATCTTTGAAGTTCCTACGAACCTGTTTCCCGTCAATCGTCTCAAAAACGTTGACGCCAAACTTCTCTAATTTCGGCGCGGCGCGATCTAGTGTCACCATCAATTGGCGTAAAGCGTTCGCACCTTCTTTAGCCTTGCCACCGAACGCACGTGTAACAAGTTGCAGCGCTGCGCTAGTGGACGCCAAAGCATCTAGGCCTTGCCCGCCTTTGAACTGCCCGGACACGGCCGCTACTTTTGCAAGTATGCGCGCCACCTCTTTAAGTTCTACCGATCCTGCTTTTCCAGAGGAGATCAGAATGCTGAAAGCATCTTCGAAATCTTCTGAAGCAACGCCCATAGATTGAGATATAGCAGCCGCAGATGCACCCACGTCTTCCATGCTGGCACCGGTTGCCTGGGATACTTTCGCGAGTGTGCCCATTACCTTGGAAGCCGTAGCAGCGTCCCCGGTCAACGCGATAAGTACAGCTGTACCCTCACGTATGCTCTCCTTAGTAACACCGGTAGCATCACTGATACCTAGGATTTTTGACTGCAAACTATCGAGCGTTCCAAACGCACCCTTTGCCGCGATGTTCAAACGTCCAAGGTTCTCTGTAAAGTCTAGCGAGTCTTTTGCCGTGAACACGATAGCAGCCGCACTAGCAAGTGCCCCGAGCTGCGCGGTCATGTTCTTGACACTTTGGCCAACGCGCTTACTGAACCGCCCCATCCTAGCTTCTGCACTACGAAATGACGCGCTATTAGGCTTGATGCTGAGCTTAGCGAATAGGTCTGCTACTTTCACTTAGCCTCTTTCTGTGCGCGTTCAGACGCAGCGCCCCAAGAGTCCAGAGCAGAGCAGATCAATTCGATATCATCTATGCTCATCTCGTCGGCTCTTGATGCCTCTAAGTGTTTTTCGCAGATCAGTCTATACACTGGCCAGGCGTCCTTTATGCTTTCGAACTCGATTTCGATTTTTGCGCCTCTGCCAATTCGTTTTGGTTTTGAATCTTTGAGGCGACGTCGAAAAAATCCGAGAAGTTCACTTTCAACACGAACCAGAGTACCTCGAAAAGCGCCATGAAACTCGATTCAAAAGCGCGGTCGATGTTATCTGGCGAGCTTAGATCGTACTTGACACCCTCGGCAATGACGATCGTATTCGACAGGACCTTAAGCATGAGCGTTTCGCTATCCTGATCATCTAGTGCGGAAAAGAACGCCCCGATCGCCGGGCCCATGGTCGACACGTCCGCGCCCATGTCCAGGTTGGCAAGTGTGCCGATACTTGGCCCCACAATGGCGCCGATCTTTGGCACCAGTGCGTAGGCTTTACGTGCAGGAAGCTGCGTCGTAATAACGCGCATCCCCCTAATCTCTGTTTCTTGTGACTCCCTCATGTCATCCTACTTTCTCTTAGAGCAGCGAGTTAGCGCCGCCTAGTTTCATGTCAAGCTGTGCGCAAGCTAGCATCCACTCGCGCCCGTTTGCGCCATCGCTGTACTCCACGCTGGCAGGCTTGCGTACCCACGCCTGTGCTGCTAAGAGGACCGTACGCCCGTTAAGGTCTTGCACTTGCAAGATCCCATAGCCCGTGCCAAGAAGCTCATCGGCGTTTACAGCGGCAGAGAGTACATCGTTCGCCAAACTCTCGGCTTGGAACGTAAGCGTCACAGTGCCGCGTTTGTCTCGCTTGCGAATGCGCACCGGTTTACCGTCCGCGCCCGAGTCATCCTCGAAGGAGTCCGAGGTACGTTCGGCCGTTAAGAACGTTCCCGACATGAAACCGTTTAGGAGTACGCCGTTAAACGTTACGATGATTTTTGCTGGATCAAATTCTTGCATAAGACTTTTCCTTAGACGCTAACAACGCCAGTGATTTTTACTTTGTGAATGGCCCCGGCCAACACGGCAGAGAATTTAACGTCCGGCAGAGTGCGGCTTGTTTTGTCCGCTACTGAGATATCCTTGACAAGCGGGGCAGTTACCACAGGCTCCGGGTCATCCGAGAGTACGCCACGGTTAACGCCGATCTGCAGGCTTGCCGCGATTGCGCTTGTGATGACCGTAACGCCCGCATCGGTAAACGGTACTTTTCCGCCACTTGCAAGGTGTTCAAAAACAGCCTTTCGGATCTCATCGTCAAGCCAATCGATGGCCCGTTGCACGTCGATAAAATCACCGTCCCCGGTGGTACCGTTGGCCATAATGTTACGGCCCGCAACGTTCTCATAGAAGTTTGCATTCCGTGCTTCAAGATTCGCACGATGTGTGCCGGTAAGTGAAGGTGAACTAGGAGTAGGCCCGGATAGTGTTTTGAATTTCCAGGTAATGCTCCCAGGATCGGCGGACAGACAGCGTCCGGCCCATGCTGCGGCAAGGAACTCAGAAGGACTCTGAGAGTAGATTCCAGCCGTTCTGGCACGTGCCACCGTGGCGAGGTCGTCTAGGTAGTCGCCGTTACCGGCAACCGTAGTCACACTATCAGTGTTGCAGCTATCGGCTAGGTAGATTTTCTTTACTGCCTCGATGTGAGCGGTAGCAGCGGCACAGTACAGGTCGCTGTTAAAGTGTGTTAGCAAGCAATACCAGTCGTCGTCCTCCAAGGAGATCGCGGAGATGTCGGCCGACAAGCCGGGATCTGCGTGCCGCTGCTCGATACTCATGTTGGCAATGCTACCAAGCTCTAGAGCGAACCAGTCACCAGCCGCGTCACCTGTGATCGTCACGTGCGTTGTATCGTCAACGGCGGTAAAGTTCTTACCTGTTACCGTGTTGATTGCAGCAAAAAGCCCGGCCGTGATTTCCGCGACCGTTGCCGTAGCGTCGGACGTGAAAGAGACTTCTTCTGCCGTGACACCCTCACCAGAACAACCTACAGCGTAGGCCGTGCTGTTTGCAGCGGTAGGAGTAATACGGTACTCCATTGTAGGGATGTTTGCAGCACGGCCGATCTTGATTTTCTCAGGTTTTGGCGTCTGCGACAGAATCGCACGCGCTTGCAAGTACTCTGGAGAATCGGTTGCGAAATCGGCGCCGACACCTACCAGATCAGAATACACCCTAGTGCGTTCCGCCCATGCGGCAGAGTGCGAGAGGATCATAGGTACGCCGAAACCTTTTCGGGAAACCCCTACGATGTCTTGCGCGATTGTTAGTGAAACGTGGTTTGTAGTCATACTTTTTCCTTAGTGTTTTTCTTATCCGCAGGCAGGAATCATCGCGTCTAACGCGGCTCCAAGGTCAAGACCGTGCGCACAAAGCCCGTTCTCTGTCAGATGGACATTGTCCGATACTCTGAGCGGTACAGCGTCATGGGACACAAGCGTCATGTTCGCATCGGCAGCGGCCACGGCTTGCTCGGCGGCCCGGATTGTGTCGCGATACGGCCCGTATACAATGTCCAGGGCAGCATGTAGCTGCGTTACAACTATGGGCATGGTTGCATTGGAGAAGTCTAAGCGTAGCCTGGCTGCGAATGCGGCAAGGTTGGCTTCGTAGGCGTTCGCTTTCCCAAGAAAACGGGAATCGTTCTCGCCCTGGATCCAAACAACCCCTACTACTTCGTAGGATGCTGCCCAAAGTTGCCTTGGGTTTTGTACCCATGCCATCATTTTCTGATAAAGCATGAACCCGGTAAGCGCGTCTGGGTCCCATGCTACATCAAGGTCTGTTCCTCCAGTGGCGCATTTTACGAATATCACATTACCTGGGTTGGCTACGTGTGTTTCGAGATTCGGCAACGCTCTGGCAATTCCCAGCTCTGGTCCAAAGGTGCCCTGAGGATGCTTACGCTTACCAACCTTGTGGGTCGCGTACTCAACTGAACATACGGCACCAGGGTCTGAATCGTTGTAGCAAGACATCTGCTTTGAGATTCTTATATTGGTCTCACGCCAATAGTCCGCATATGCACCGGTCAGTAGCGCAACATCAGTAGTAGTGCCTACTGCGTTGGATTGGCCAAGGATGAGAATCAGCTTATATTTTTTCGTAGGGTCCATTTTAGATTGTTCCTAGGAAGTTTGCTTGGATTGCTCCAAGTGCCGTTATGTAGTCTGCGGCTGCAAGCTCGCAAGAAGCGCCCTGAAATAAGTAGATCGCAGCAACATCCATTCCCTGAGCCAGGTACCGACTACCCCCTACAAAGAAATATTGTCGCATATCAATGAACGTAGCAGGCGATAATGACCTTGTGTGCTGGTTTGCAGATGTTGCGTGTATGCAATCTCTGCTAACAGAGTTATAGAATCCGCCCGCTATTTGCCAGGTGTCATCGCAAATATCTCCGGTTACAATGGAACCGCTCACACCGACTAAGCCGTCAGAGAAGGCAGCAGATAGGCGGCCTAGAGAATCTGTGCTGGTCATAATTCCTGCAGTAGTTTCTGGATCGGCGCTTGTTAGCCCCTGTCCGTAGCCAGCCAAACCTCTAGACGTAACGTCATTGGGAGCCTTGAACACCACTGCCCATCCGACAGAGCCGCCGAACGGTGACATTAACTGGTTGTCTGTAGAGATGAGGGCCTGGTTTGTGCCATCAGCAAAGCGGATAGCTGTCCTTGTGCCCCCCTCAAGCGTGGTAGGTACACCGTACTGCAGAGTGCTACCGCCTAAGAGTTTTTCCACGAGCGCGACGTTCGAAACGCTGTCAAGGATGCGCCCACCCCCTGCCTCCTGGCATCCGAAGATGTGCGAAGGCACAAATGCTGGAATCGTCGCAATCGTGGCCACATCTGCGGGCAGCGTCGGAAATGCCGCCGTACCTGCGTAGGTTGCAAGGTCGTCTGGTGCAGGAACACACGCGACTTCTCCTACAGTAGTGCGCTTAAGATAACTGCTAACGGATCGGTTTTTCAGCGTGGACATGACCACGTATTTGTCTAAGCTACTCATACTGGGCTGAGCCTTTCAGTTTCTACGAATTCGATGAATGTGTGCGAGGCTTGGACCTGAGAAGCTACGAAACCAAAGCACCGGCATTCGGCACGTGGTTCAAACTTGCGACCGCCAATTAGGCCACCTACTTCTAGTACCGGGTCAAACCTTGCTGGTGCCCATCCTACCGCGCTAAGAGAATCTCTGAACGCGCTTAAAAGGCTTTTGGTATTGACGTCTTCAAGGATGGCCGATGGTCTGCCTTCACGCGTTGCGTCGCCACCCCAGCATTTTACCGTGAGCGCAAGCTCTCGTTTGCCTAGCACGCGTTCGATAATTTCCGCGCCTGGTGTCGGTGTTGGGTTGTCAAAATAGTCCAGGCGATCTTGGCCAACGCGCTTAACGCTTGCCGAAAGGCTGATATAGGGTGCTTGCGGCCTTGGTCCGCCCGATGTTTCCCAAACACATTCGAGGCCAGACGCGCCCGAAATCCAGGCGTGGATCGCATCCTCGATCGTTGCCCAGGTGATCACAGTACACGCCCAATCAAAACTCTGAAGAAATTCCCGCCTGATAGCGACCGCTCCCAATCCTGTACGGATAAGACCTGGTAGTCCTCGCCTTTGACAG